GTGTTACGCCTGCCAGACGATGCGTCTATGACTTTTCCACTGATGAAATCAGCGCAGGTAAACGTGGTGTTAGGCTGGGTCATGCTGCCCGTTGTGCAGTGCAAAACTCCTGAAGTAGGAAAATAAATGCTCACTTTGCTGCTTCGAGTAATGACAGCAGAGCCGTTGTAAATCTGCGGTTGGCTGCCGTCTGTGCTTTGCGTGGCGTTGTTCGTGTTGCCGCTTTGATCGTACCAAGTGACAACGTAACCGTTAGCACTGCCGCAATGCGTGGCGATGGCTGAAGTGTCTAGGTCGCCAGAGCTATCAAAGCCGATGTCTGTTTCGCTGTCGTCGCTGTCCCTGCGAATGCGCATGCAACTACCGCTATAGTCTTTGTCTAGCAAGCGCACGGAGTAGGCTGCTGCCGCTCCGGTGTAGGTGTCGAGTAGCTTGTCCGGTGTGCTGCTGATAACGGTGCGCAAAATGACCACGCTGCCGTTGGCTGTGATGCTGTTGATGTACGCGTCGACAACAGCCTGTATGAAGGTTTGTGTTTGATTGTCGTATGGCCCCAGCGGATACTGTTGCATTTGACTTAACCCAGTAGGGAAGGGCGTACCGCTGATGTACATAGTGCGGCGCACAGTGCTGTCCGCTACAGTGTCGGCGAGGTAGTTGCTGATAAAGCCACGGCCTTGCGCGCTGTTAATGCCCTCAAAGTATTCGACTACATGGCCAGCGTTGGTCAGTGCTGTTACAGTAGTTTGTGCAGAGCTGTTGCGGCTAGTGCTGAAGAAAGCGTTGTCGCCGTTGTCCATCTGGTCCTTGGCGCGTGACAGCGATTGGGTTAACTCGCTTGCACTCGGCGAAGCTGAAGCACCAAAGTTGCCAAGCACAGCAAGCAGATCGCCAGTGCCTACGGTTCCACTTTGGTCTATGTCGCCGAACAGCCCATTGGGGAACATGCTGTCGGTAAGCCCAGCGTCGGCACCGTACTCAGTAATGACGCCCTGCAGCATGCTAATGGTAGCTTTGTCGGAGCTGTCGTGCGTAACGCTGCCCTCTGGAAACTGTAGCGTGTTGGCTGTGTCGCTATTAGCTGCGTCAGTTTCCTGTACGGTTAGGCTGCCTCCGCCGCCGCTTTGAATCGTGGCCGTGCTGCCGTTAATGGTGACCGTGTTGTTGCTAAACACCAATTTTGTCACCGCGCCGCTTGGTGTACCGTCAGCCTCTTCAACCGTAAATGAGTTAGACGGAAACTGTGCCACGCTGACCGCTGTGCCGGTGCGCTGGATACGTACGTCGTAGGTCTGCTCCAATACATACACGCGTTGGTCAGGATCAAACTGCACATCGCTTGTGTCAAAGTCTATGCTCTGCACCTCGACGCCGCTCAACGTTCCGCTCTGACGGTCTAAGGCGCCACGTACGGCAATGCCAAGGTTCATGCCGACCTCGTAGTCATCGCTCACGCAATACAGCTCTACGCGCGCTGTATCGAGTTTGCTTGTGGCGTTCTTCGTGGCTGCCGGTGTCGTGTCCGTTACGGTGTAGACAATGAAGGGAAGGACAGCGTCTTGCTGCGCCATCTCTGGGAAGATGCGGTCCGCGCAGATTGCACCTACGGAGCTGCTGTCCTTAAGCAGTTTGTATATCGCTTTGCCTGTTTCCATCAGAGTTTGAATTTGTCGAAGACCCTGCGGTACTTCATAATCATAAGGCGTTCCATAGCTGGACGCAACCGAGCCAAGGCAGGGCCAATTTTATTGAACGCTGAACTGCCAACACTGCGGTTGCGACCTCCTACGTGGCCACTCTCTACAATACCTGCAAACCAGCCGTCATTGTTTGGCGACACGCCGCCAGACCTTGGACCGACAAATACATTGACGCGGCTACCACGGCTGTTGCGCACACCAATAGACCTGCGCAGCGTGCCTGGCTGAATGTCTAAGTTAGGCCCACGCTTGCCACCGCGCTTACCTGACCTGCGCACCTCAAACACTTGCTTGCTTCTTGGTACTTGCGGCTTAACACGCTTGGCCGCCATGCGTCCAATGTCGCGGTTGCTCTTGCGCAGTTCCTTGGCCATGTCTTTTGGGAAAGCACCAATGCGGCCAATCTGCTTAAGGAGCTCATCGAGACCTTCGACCTTACCTGCCATCAGTCCCTTTCTCTTTGCAGAATATGCGGAGGCCGTCGCGGCGGCCTATCTCCTCAAAGCCAAGTATCTCATACTCGCGGCTCTCAAAAATTATTGCATCGTCTTGGCTAATACTAACACCGCTGCCACTGTCAATAGGGTTAGGATGGTGTACCACAAAAGTAACATCGCGTTGGGGGAAGATTTGGTAGGCCTTCATGCTCTCGCCGGCGCTGCCAGCGTAGATCACTTCAGCCCACATGTTATTGTTCACGGTAGCGCTTACCGTAGGCTGTCCGTAGTCGTCCTGTGTAAACGTCTCGGTCCTGTGCGTTATGTATCGGTCTCGCCGTCCTGCGTTCTTCATGGCTGATAGATAACGCGGTAAGGATTAAGCAAGGCCTCAAGTCCAAACTTGAGGCGCGTGGTGATGGTTCCAGTTATCTCCTCCTGCCGGTTCTCGTACATGTGTGCGACGAGCAAACGCACGGCTTGAATGATTGGCGCTGGCGGTGCGCTGTATCCAGCGGTGAACGTAACCACCACAGGACTCAAAGCATATTCGTAGGTGGTAGGGTAGTCCCTAAATGCAATGCGCGCCGGTGAGCTGATGGTGTCGGTGTACCAATTGGCAGCGGCTAACGTCGTGAGGTCGCTCGTGTAGTCCTTGGCTGCCGTCGTCTGATACTTAACCTCGCTGATGGCCGTGACTGGCCCAATGGGAATGTAGCTATTGACAAACGCCGGCAGGTAACCCTTGGCCGTATAGCTGCCAATCTTGATGTTGCAGTGTTCCTCAATCCATGCAACCGCAGCAGAACGCAAAGCAGTGATCAAAGTGTCTTCTTGACTGTGTGTGACGCGCAGGTGGCCTTTCAAGTCTGCGATACCAATGATGGTCTCAAGGTTAACTGCCGCGCCTGTTATCTCTACTTGCATAACGTAAAAATAGAAAAGCCCGCACTAGGCGGGCCTTTCTCATTCAGTCAATTACGCTATCAAGCGTTGTCGTGGAAGGTGTAAGCAGCACCGGCATGCAAAGCAGAAGCCGCAGCGTACCTGTGGCAGCTGATGCGGACCTGGTGAGAGAGGTCCAAAGCATATGGGTTAATTACCAAGTCGATGCCGCCTCCAAAGTAGCCGAGAACGGCAGCTTGAGCAGGATCCATCATAATCATCGTACCCTCAGCAGCAACTCCGTTGGCTGGCACCAAGTCGGTAACAAAGTATGGATAGCCCATAGCCGTGATTCCACCAGCGCCAGTACGGTCGAGGACCGCACTTACACTAGAAACCAAAGCGTCATCAGCGATAAGAGCGTGAGCTGTTCCGTTGACCACAACCTTAAGGTTGCGCAAGTCAACACCAGCGTCAGCCAGTGCGCCCTCAGCAACAAGCATAGTTGCAGCAGATGGCGCAGCATCAACGTCACCGTCTCCAGTTCCAATAATGGCGTCAAATACAGACTTGTCAATCTGACGATTCAACTCAGTAATCATGTCCTGAGTAATAAGCTGCTCGACAGCAGGACCGCCCTGCATAATGAGCTGCTCAGTGACAGTAACAAAAGCACCGTAGCGAGTAGGCGTCAAGCTCTTGTTTCCGACTGCGTTAGCAGCTGAAGAAACATTTGCACCCTCAGCAGCTGAAGCAACCTGTGCGGCGGTGTTGACGATTGGAATGTTGACGTTAGAGGTCAACCCAGTCAAAACACGTCCACCAATAGACTGGAAGAGTGTGGGATTGGCCAAAGCAGCTACACCAGCAGCTGCGTCAGTTCCAACAAAAGCAGGAGAGTTGGCCAAACCTGAGCCGGCACCAAACTCACCAACGTCACCAACCGCACGCAAAGCGACGTCAGGAATGGAAAGCTGTCCCTTAATGTTTACGCCAGACATCCGAGCCTCCTTAATGGCTTCCTCGGTGTACTCAGCGGCGACACCTGTGAGGCGCTTGCCTTGAGCGAGATCACGCACAGCACCGGCCAAATCAAGGCGCTTGTACATTCCGCGCATCTCATTGGATGCACCACGGCCAACTTCACCAGCGAGGACAGCACTTTCGGCAATCTTAGCGTCTTCACGCTTGACCTTAAGTTGCACGTCCACCTTGCGGATTTCAGTGGCGAGGCGCTCCATCTCTGCTACGTCAGTATCAGAGAGATCGCGTTCTTCAAGTTCAGCGGCTTTTTTAACGTCTTCGCGCTGCTCGACGTATTGCTGGCGCAGGGCCTGCAAATCCTTAATAGGAAGGTCAGTCATTTTCATGTTGTTGTTCGGCGCGCGCAAATACAGACGCAGCCTGATATGCCGGATAAGTTACAGGACTCACATCGATTAGACGCCCCACCTTTTCAATAACTCTAACGCCGTCCTCGTCTACGCTTTCTTCACTAATGGTAAAGGCAAAGGAACTCTGAGAAATGTCGCCGCGCTGAATCATGGTGTACAGGTCGCGACCGGCTTGCGTGTCGCTAAGCACGCCACGGTAGTACAGGCCGTCCTCGTCTTCTTTGAGTTCGAGTGTGCCGTTGCTTGTACGCGCCAGCGGTACGCCGTCGTGATTAATCAAAAGCCGCACGTCGTCCTCCAACACATCAGCAAAGGCACCATGTGCAATGCGCTCTTGGAATGCACCGAGGTCAGTGGTGCTATTGAACACAGCCGCGTATCCTTCAACAACAAGCTCGTCGGTCGCCGCGCGCATCTCTGCTGTGCGGTACTGTACGCCCTTATCGGTGGCCTTTTTCATCTTGCGCTCTGCTACGCCGCTGAGGTAGCGCCGCACTTCTGCGATGCGTGCTGCGTCTTCGCCTGGCGTATGGCTGTAGATGGCCACCAGTTGCATGTATGTAGCCTTGTTGGTGCGCTTGCTGATGTTGTGCAGCGCCCTTCTCACGTAGTTAGGAAGGTGATTGTCCGTCGTCATTGCTTGAGATTTTTTCGGAGTAGGCCTGCATCTTGTCAATGCTTAATTGGTTGACCTGTACCAAGTGTTGATCCCCACCGTCGATGGGGTTGAGTTCCTCTGTGCTGCGTACTTCGTTGATGCTCATCACACCGTTCTGCAACATCTGGGTAAAGAAGCTTGCTCGCGCTTGCATATCGCCACGAAACAAATCGTTCAGCGCAAACTTGAAGTAGTGGTTGTTGGCCTCTTGCCTTGTCAGCAGCTTGCTCTCCAGCTCTTGCTCAATGCGCTTGGCCCAAGGCAGGACCGTATGACGTGCGAACATTAGGTTTTGTTGCTCGACGTTGTTGTATGTCGTCTGGCTCTCCAACTGCACCAACGCTGGCGGCACACTGAAGATGCGGCAAATCTCCTCGGCTTGGAACTTGCGCGTCTCAATAAACTGCGCCTCCTCCGGTGCGATGCTGATCCGGCTATACTTAAAGCCAAACGGCAAGAGCTTGGTGCCTGCGCTGGTTTGTGACGCGTTCCACGACCCTTGCAGCATTTGCATCTGCTCAGACTTAAGCGGCTGGTCGCTAGACAGTACGCCGGTCATCTGCCCACCGTTGCCAAAGTATTGGCTGCCGTAGTCCTGTGCAGCTTGAGCAAGGCCGAGGTTCTCTCTGTGCAGCTGGATGGGTGACTTGCGGTAGAGGTTGCAAATTTCCAACATGTTCTCCTGCTGTACGACACGACCGTCGCGGAGCTTGTAGATGATGCGGTCGTTGACGACGCGCTGCTCGACATAGTCAGTGTCCACACATTGCAAGGCCAGTGGCACTCCACCGGCTCCACGCTCAATAATGGCGTAGCCTACGCCCTTGAGTACAGCGTTGGCAATGATTGTCTCCCAAAAGACAAAGGCGGTTTCGTATGCGTTGGGGCGATACTTGGTGACGTCGCACGCTGGGTGGTCGATGACGATGTCGCGACGTTGGCCGCTCATCTCATAGAGGTTTAGACTAAGGCTGGCAAGCGTACTGGCAATCTTGTACACGCATGCGTAGACCGTACTAATGCGCACGCTGCTTTCATGGGTGATACTGGCACCGGCTGACGTTGGTCCATACAGACCCACGGCGTTAATGATGTCCTCAGGACGATCCAAGCCGACGCGCATGCGTACCTGTTTGACAAAAGACTGTAAGCGATTGGGCATGAGGCAAGATAAAAAGGGGGAGCCACCGTCGCGACCCCCCCTCAAATAAACCAAATACAGAAACCCTACAAGCTGATAACCTCCAACAGAGGCTCCTCCTCTTGAGCGTTGTTAAAGTAACAACCCATTGCCATAATACTGGCGACTATGCCGTCAACTTTCTGGCTTTCGCTGTTCTTCTTCTTTGTGACCTTAATGTTGTCGGCCTCATCGCGTGCCAGGTGTACGCATCCCATCTGCCATCGCAGGACGTCGTGGCCGCCGTGCTTAACCTGTCCCTTGCATAACAGTACCTCAA